AAGAGGTATCATACTAAACCCAAACGTAGAAGTTCTATTCGATCAACCAGATCTAAGAGAGTTTGGACTAAAGTTTAAGATGACTCCACATGATCAAGAAGAAGCAGAAATAATTAGAGCAATCTGTAGAACATTTCAACGTGCTTCACTACCAGGTTTTGGTGATGTAAATTCAGCTGAGTGGTTAGGAGATGAAGGAAGAACCAATGATAAGAAGAAAGCAAGTGTTGGTTCTGGAAACTTTATAACAGTACCTCACATGTGTAGAGTATCTTTCATGAAAGGTAAGAGTTTACATCCATACCTAACACAGTATAAAACATGTGTTATAACTAGAGTTAGTGTGAACTACACACCTGATGGAAGTTATGCAACATACACTGACGGAGCTCCTGTTGCTACAGAACTATCATTAGAGTTCTTAGAATCAAAACTTGTCTTTAGAGACGACATAGCAAACGACGGACCTAGCCTATAATGTTATTCTCATTAATACCTGACATAGAATACTCCAAGAGTCCTATCAGTTATCCATTCTCTGAATCTGACTATGTTATTGCAAAGAATTTCTTCAGAGGATTTGAGATAGATGAAAACATATTTGATTACGCAGTTTACTTCGACAAATATGTTATTCAAGATGGAGAAAGGTTAGACACTATAGCATACCAATTCTACAATGATGTAACATATGATTGGGTGATAGCAATAACAAATAAGCTAGTCAATCCTGGATATGATCTGCCATTAGGTGATAATGCTTTAAGGACTTACATTGAAGAGAAGTATGGTGACGATGCATACAGTGGCATCCATCACTACGAAACAGAAGAAGTGAAAGACATCAATGGTGCTGTACTACAACCTCTTGGTCTTGTAGTAGATGAGAAGTATCACACATCACTACATGAATTTAATAATGGAGCAGGTGTTGTCAGTCTGCCTGGTTCACAGATATCAACAGCAATAACAAATTATGATCATGAAGTGAAAGAAAATGAGAAGCATCGAGAAATATATTTACTCAAACCAGATCTACTACATGTATTTGTAAGCAATTTCAAAAAGTCTAACAAATACACAGACTCTACTGATTATGTCAGTACTACATTAAAGAAAACTAACTCAACTATATGATATTCTGGATTGGATTTTTTGTGATGGTATTTAATGAAGGGTTCGTTATCATGCGACACCAGTCTAAATTCTTTGCACAATTAAGAGACGAACTCATCAAAGAATTTGGTGATGGATGGAAGCGGTTCCATTCAACAATGGATTGGATCTGGCTTGGTGGAGTCATTCTAGGACTCATACTAGCAGGGAACCAAAGACTTACCGACATCGTTGCCCTCGTAACATTCTGGGGTTGTGTTCTGTTCTTTGTTTACATACCTAAGTGGGTAGGATAAAAAACTTTTAGACAAAAAAATACCCCGAAAAAATTTTCGGGGTTTTGTGTATTTAAAAAGTCAATTTTGACTAGTACTGCTGGTTACCATCATTGAAATCAGGTGCTGGTGGTTGTGATACAGGATGTAAAACAACATGACCTTCATACTGAACTGGTGGTTGATTGTCCTCTTCCTCATGAATATGTTGTAGAAGATGATCAATCTTTTGATTAACATCAGTAGTAACTTGTTCAATCTGAGCACTCAGATCATGAAGCAAACTTAGAACCTCATCAATGCGAGGGTCTGCTTCTGTAATTGTTGGTGGATGATAAGTGTCACCTAAATCAAGATCTGGTACTGGATAAGAAGCATCACCCCCTGCTGTTGTAAAGTTGTTAGGATCTTCTGTGAAGTTAGGTACGTTTGTAACACCATCTGGGGTGTCTGGTTGAACAGTCTCTGGATAAAGACCAGGAGTTACTGTGGATTCTGTGCCAGGTACAGGTTCATTGTTGTACTCTGGTGTAAAGTTTGAGTCTGTCATTTAATCGTTACGTTTGTTTACTTTAATCTGAATTCAACCACGTCATCCTGCTGTTTCTTAGCAGTATCAGGATAGATCCTCTTGTCATCATGCTCATACAATGTTGTTAGTGATGCAAGATCTGGTGGTGTAGTGCCACTCACAACAGCAGAACCAGTAGCAACAACACCGATGGTGAGTGCAGTAGCAACCATAGTGGCTTCCATGAGTTGCAATAGTTCGACTAGCATTTCCTTATTTAGATTCGATAATCATATTATACACAAAAAAGAGGGTGAATGGAACCCCCTTGTGTCAGTTTAATAATCGTCCTCCTCTAGACTCTGAATGTACTCCTTGTTCTGTCTACAAGTACCATGCACATCTATCTCTTGATGAAGATGAGCAGAGGTATGAAGACCCTCTATTAATACTAGCATTGCTAGTAGCATGACTGGTAGCATCCATAGTGGATGACCCAGTACTTCATCTGTTTTCATTAGAGTAAGGGAAGAAGAACTCATCCATCATACGATCAGCATTTTCTTTACCGAATCTGCTGGTCATGTATCCTAAAATAGGATCCAATTTCTTCATGTATATATCAAAGTCTTTATAGAAAACTAGATCTTCACCAGTAGGTTGTGCTTCATCTATCATCTTACGATAGGTCTCAAGGTACTCTCTGAACTCAGGTAAATACTGATCAACCTCATCAAAGGTACAGTACCTTACAAATATATTCTCTGAAAAATGGTTGCCCATCTCAAAGAACCTGTAGTCTCTCTCTGCTTTAGGTAAACCATCAACAGAGAACACAAACTTTTCAACTGGATGCTGGAAGTCAAATACAATGATGACTTTCTGTTCAAAGAAACCCATGAGATCCATCCCAAAGCAGGGAAGGTTGCTCCCTGTCTTAGGATAGATTACATTGTTATAGATATCTGATTTTGAATTGTAGATATCTACTCTTCTAGATTTGATAAAGTGTGGAGCAGTAAAGATGTCTGCTGTTAATGTCAGATCATCTTTACCTTCCCACTCACACCACCGAGAATCAAATTGAAACTCAGGGAACACATCATCAAGTGTCTTTTTGTAGTTGACCCAGAGGTCAACTGTATTAGTCATCGGATGCTAAAGATGCAAAGTATGATAAAGCATCGTCATCATCCACTACTGCTTCCTTCTTAACAGGACTAGCAGCAGCACCTACCTTCTCTCTGAAGGATGAAGGTGCAACACTCGCTGGTGGAGGTGATGTTACAGGAATCTCAAGTTCCTCAACAGGTGCTACAGATCTACGTTGACCAACACCAAGAACAAGATTCAATCTTGCTTCGAGGTCTGCGTATGATTTGAAGTTGTCTTTCGCAGTGAACGCTTCAAGGGAGTGTTCCAATTTCCAGGTTGCTTCAAGTTCAGAATCATCTGCACTAAGAGCATTAACAGAATCGAACTCACTACTATCATAATTCCAGTAACCTGCTACTTTCTTGATCTTTAACTTAAAGTTAGCACCTTCCCAAAGGTCGAACACATTGATAGGTGTCTCGTCTTGGAACTCAGGTTGCATTGCTGCGAGGATCTTATCATGGATCTTCTTGCCATACTTGTACAAGAATACTTTACCCTCATTCTCAGGGTGCTTTGGATCCTTCACGACAAGGATGTTACTGTAGTAAGAAAGCTTACGCTTCTGCTTACGTGCAGTGTCTTTACCTTCTTCGGTTCCATCGTTCCAATGCTGACGATTAACCTCGCCTACTGGATCCTTCTCACCTAATGTTGTGAGACTGTTCTCAATGTACCAACCACCTGGTCCTTGGAATGCATGTGAATAAACCTTTGCCCAAGGTACTGTCTCTCCTTCTGGTGCTGGTAGGAATCTGATAACAGCATAACCGTTACCTGATGCATCTACTTCTGGTTTCCAAAATCTATCATCTGCATTAGCATTTGATGTAGATTTCTCTAGTTCCTTCTGTAGGAACTGAAAATTACTTGAACTCTTTTTCTTTAAGTCTTGAAATGACATATTAGTTTAGATTTAATTGGATTTGGGGTGGGAGATTGGATTAATGATATACCAATAAGTAAGGGGCATTGCTACATGAGTAGATTTTTACCTCACTGTATGAGACCCGACTGGTAGGTCGATTCTGTGCGAACACAGCGAGCACCACCTCTGTCTCATCACCTTAACCAGCCTTATGCCAGCAAGTTTATTCAGTCACTCCCGTATCGAGTAGCGAACCCGATATACTATTTATAGCACGGTCAGGAACCTTTGTCAAGTCCTTCAACATGGTTTCTGTATGCTGTAACTTTCTTTAACAGATCGTTAAACATCTGTAGTACATCCATGTTTGGATCTCCACCAAGCAACAGTGCTGCTTGCTTCATGTTCTCCTTGATAGACTCTGCCTCTGGATCATCAGTCAATTGAATACGAGTATAAAATATCTTTTGTTTCTCTATCAATTCAATTAATGCATCAAAGTATTCTAACTGTTGTTCCTTCTTTAGTAAAGGTAGATTCATAGCAGACTTGAAACAAAACTCTTGGAGTGTTGTCATCTCTTGTATCGTACCACGTACGAGTTCTGATTGAAAGAATTTTCCCATTAGACTAGAAGTAATTTTGCTCTTGATGTTTTTTTAATAAAGTTTAGTTCCTGTGCTTCATATTTAATCTTTTCTTTGAGTGGTTTTGATAGTAACTTAGGTACTGATTCCACTTCGATCTCATTCACTTCACAGAAATGAAGAACTGCATCAATATAATTCATGTCAGAATTATCAAATGCAATCTTCTCAACTTCCTGCGAGAACTTTGCAGGTGTCATAAATTTATCCTCTAGTAATTTTGATTTATCCATATTTGTTTTGGTACTGGTCGATGTATTGAATAAGTTTCAAAAGAAACTCTTTCTTTGGTGGAATTACTTTCACTTGTGTCTCACCGTTTTCACATGCGACTATAGTCACTAGTTGTTTAACAGTTATACCATAAATCTCTTGTAAACAACATGCATATGCTGTCTCTTGGATATAATAATCGTAAAGGTAAGCCTCTCTCTTAGGTTCGGCAGCAGTTTTAAAATCTATGATAGATAACACTCCATCAAACTCTGCTATACAATCTACACGACCAGCAATTTCAAGATGATCAGAGTATAGTGCTGCCTCTTGCAAGAATATATTATTTATCCTGTCTAGCACATGCTTACTTGTATTAAACATGACTACAGGTAAAGGAGAATCCTTGTAAGAATCTATGTCTAGACTATTATTAAAGTAGTCTTCGACAATAGAATGATACGTTGTTCCTCTAGTGGTAGAACGTTTACAGATAGCATCTGCTTTAGCATTACCTATCCTTGCTCTCCACTTAGCAATGCCAGCCTTCTTAGCAGGATTATTACTAATGACTGTAGTGATAGAAGGATAGTTGTGTCCACTAGGTGTGGCATACAACCTCCTACCTTCTACCATCTTAGCATTCATTGCAATAGGATCGATGTCCTCCTTGTGTATAAACATTATAAACTCAGCGACATTTTACTAATGAGATAAGACTTTATCAATCCAGAACGAACGATATCTCCTACCCCAAACTCAACCATCTCAAACTCTTCCATGTTCTCTAGGATACGTTGGAAGTCTACGATACCATTCTTCTCTTTGTCTCTAGTTAAGTCTGTCTGATTAACATCACCACAGAACATAATCTTAGAGTCTTGACCAACACGAGTCATGATAGAATCAAGCTCGTGGAAGTTGAGATTCTGACACTCATCAACAATAACAATAGCATTGTCAAGAGTTGTACCACGAAGGAATGATGTAGACCAGAAAGAAATAGTCTCTTGGTGCTTAAGATTTTCATATAACATCTCGAAAGAATTATCATCTGGCATCTCAAACATAGCCTGAACCATATTCTTATATGGTATCTGATATATGTCTGACTTATCTTCATGATCTCCTGGTAGGAAACCAATCTCTCTTGTTGCTACCAAAGACCTAACAATATAAACCTTATCGAAAGGAGTAAAGTCACTTAGTACATCCTTGAGTGCAAGGTACAATGCAATGAATGTTTTACCTGTACCAGCACAACCATAAGCAAAGATATTTTTATCTTCACCCCAATCTTTAAAGAACAACTCTTGGTTCTCTGTGAGGGGTTTGATATCTGTCATGAAAGATGAGTCGATGGGCTTCTTGCGCCTCATCTGTCTCTTAGACATCTTGGTTGGAGTTCTTTTCTTAACTGCCATAATTAACCACCACCCCAATCATATCCACGACGGTCCCATCCTTTATCAACCTTACCTGCCCGTCCAATAACATCTTTCCATCCTGGATGTGTCTTACTCATCTTATCACGCCAGTCACCTACTTCAGTGACATGGTTTCCTATACCTGCTTGCCAATCTTTATGCCAATCAGGGTTGTCTTTCAACCACTGTTCATACTGTTTCATTGTCATAGATAACTCCTGTTTCTCACCAGTTTGTTTATGAATTAAAGGATAGGTAGGCATTAGTTCCACTCCAGTGCGTTAGATACAATAGGAAATTCTTTTTTAAATATATCTCTACACAACTCAGCAATTTCCATGTGTTCTTTCTGAGTACCATGTGCAGAACGTAGATCAATATAGTGTACCCATGAGCGTACACTACCTGTCATATATAACCGAGTCGGTGTAGCAAGAGGTAGTACAAACCGAGCACACTCCTTAGCAATACCTGCATGAAGCATCTTCTTATACAGATCAATACTCTGATCAAAATGCTTTCGCATCTCAATCTCAAAGTTTTGTTGTGTTACTGGATCTACATCATCAATACTATTCTGCCTGTTCTTACTATCTTGACGACGTAGTGCTGGCAAAGGGATGTCCTCTCTAATGTGAGAGACATCAGCATACCTCTGTGAAAACTCTTGGTATGTGAATGAACGATGCCTTAAGATCTGTGCAGCAAGACCACGTGTAGTCTCAATCTCCACAGTCATGTGTGCTTGTTCAAAAACCGACCAGTGGCCATGCTTTATGCAATAACCTAACAATCCAGCTACGTTTGGGTTGTCTTGGTTGTTCGGGTTGCTGACTCTCGCCACGTACCCCATCGTCTCCTCCGCTTTGGGAGTGACTGATACCAGTTTCACTTGTTGCATTCTTTTTAAGTCTCTTACGTATGAGCTTAGCATACTTCACATCTTCCTTAGTATACCACTCTGGATGCTTTTTGGCAAGCTTGATTATTCTCTTCGCAGTTTTCCTTGTATCTTTTCTACGACTCTCTTCCATTCAGTAGTAATTATTCTTTACTAGGTATTTATATGCGACTTTCAAAACAAAAAAAATCCAGGAAAAAATTTTCCTGGATTCATGTAAACCAAAAGTGAATTTTGGTTTATCTATGCAGCAACTAATTTCTTAGCAACTTTGACACCACGATACATTAGATCGAAGTTTCTCTGTTGTGCTGCTTTCTGTACCACTTTGCGGTACTCCTCAGAGTCATAGGAGACTCCACGGTAAGTGACTTGTGCCATTGGCTTGTCCTCAGGTAGGGTGGATGAGACCCGTTCCTTCAGTCGGCATTTGCGTCCCCGAAAGGATGAACGATTCCGTTCCGTGTCGGCTTACTTGCGCCCCTAATGGGGTGAACGTTGTGTTAATACTAACACATGTATATTATATAGTCAAGTGCAACTGTATAATCTGTTACATTTTTAGGATCTTATAAGAATTCAATCAAAATCTTAGAGTCTTGTAAAGGTATGGACAAGAGAGATTGATTCTCTACCAGTAAAGGATGATCCACAGTTAAGTAGATGTCTACTAGTTGCTTAGTTATCTTAGCAAACTGTGGGAATTCTTTAGCGATAAACTTTTGACACCAGTAAAGATCTCTTGTGTATACATCCTGATTAGTCTGTAAGAATGTATAACGTAAACAACGTTTGATATAAAGTTTAAAATTTTTCTGTACCAAAGCATCATACACTTTGTTCTTTAAAGACTTCTCTAACCATTCATGTAAGTTAATCAATGAATCTAAATTAGACTGTGATACTGGTGGTATGTCTGTGATAGGTATAGTTGTGACACTAAGATCCTCATCACCATAGACACATGTAGTAAAGAACCCTTCATCGAATGATTCTTTAGGACTAATGATACAATCAAGTTCTATATTAAACTTCTTGTATATCAACTGCTCAAGTAAATAAGTTTCTTCTGGTAGTTCATCTGATACTACAGTAAAATCTACATCAGAATCTGCTGGTTCACTATACGCACGTGATCCTTTAATGTACACAGAATGTACACTGTTTAATGGAAGGAGACCTAAGAAATAATCTGTGATCTCCTGTGAAAATTTTGGTATTGGTTCTATTACTCTAGTAATATGACCTTGTTCTATATTATAATAAGTTCCTTTACTCATACTCGTGAGGAATATAATCAGGACACAGGAGAGCACCTGCTAATTCTCTGGCATGATTGTTATGTTCTATCAACTTATTCATCCAGATTCTCTCGTCAAGAGAAACCTCACCATCTGTTGAAATTATTCTACAACAAATGTCAGTGAGTTGGAGTCGGTATTTTGTGCTTAACATGTTCGATGGCCGCAGGAAGGATAGCATATTCTTTACGTTGTATTCTAGGTGTTAATGTTTCAACTGTATCATCAGGTTCAATAGGAACTTCCGATTGAATAATAACTTCACCTGCATCTAATTCTTCTGTGACATAGTGAACACTACAACCAGTAGTTTTTTCACCTGCTTCCAATGCTTGTTCAACAGCATGGAGTCCTTTATATTTTGGAAGTAACGATGGGTGTAGATTAATTATTCTTTTGGGAAATGCTTTAACAAACTCAGGTGATATAACCTTCATCCAACCTGCTAACACAATGAGATCTACTCTCCATGCTTGCATGAGTTGAATGATCTGATCCTCATGCTTGTGAGAAATATGACAATGAGGAATTCCAAATTTCTCTGCTCTCCTAGCAGCACCACAATCCTTTTTGTTGTGTATCATCAACACAACTTCATCCTTGTTACAAGTACGAAGGATGTTCTCGAAGTTGGTTCCGTTTCCAGAACATAGTACTCCTAATCTCATCGGGGGTAATGCCTCTAATGTATATAGAATTTAACTATTGATACTCCACTACTAAGTTACCAGACAAAGTTGTTCCTGTATTTCCAGGTAATACTTCATGTCCTAAGAAGGATGGAAAAAGTATCAAAGATCCTGGTTCTAAGTTAGGTCTGTAATCCATAGGGAATACTTTTGAACAGTCTCCCATATGATTTTGTACCAGTGGCATGATAGGGTTAATGAATGCAGTCTTAGATGTTACATCTTCATAAATGATAAAACTCCATTGAGCATTGGGATGAATGTGGTATCCCTGATAGGATCGAGGATCATATTTGTTCCTCCACATACCCATGAACTCAATGGACTTGACCTGATCTGGTAATGATTCTAACAGAGGTCTGATGACTGTCAACAGGTACGTCCATGTACTGTCATAAATCTTCAACCCATTATTAAAAGTGGTGAGCACACCACTCTCCCAAGTGGGTGAGAACTCACCAACGCCAGTCTTTATTTTCTTCAAGTTAATCTTCTCAGTGAAGATTGGAATAGCAAAGATTTCTTTTTTCATTCACCCCATGGATCTTTAATGTCAACAGGCTTAGTCTTCTTCTTTGGCAACAGTTTAAGAACCCACTGCCATAAAGTCTTCATGACCTTCCACCCCATTGGATACCAGGAAATGCTTCAGATACACATGCCTTAGTAATCTTCCAACGCTTACCAAGTTTTCTATCCTTAGCAAGACACAATACTTCTGCTTCACCTTGATTGAGACCTTCTAGCATTTGAATAAACATATTCTCACGCTTGACCTGAGATACATTTGATCCACCCTTAAAGAAATGATGAAGCAACCTTGCTTCCTTCTCTAAGATGGTATGTTCTGTACCTTCTGGTGCGTCATTAGGTTCGTAGGGTACATCTCCTTGTGGTAGAAGACTAATCACTGTTTCATCAAAGTTAATGATGAATAAAGATCGCAGTGCTTGAGTGTTGTACTTCTTCAGCAGTGTAACCTTTTCTTTCTTTGTCTTTGCGTTGGATACTTTCTGTAGTATCTCATGCATCAAGAGTTTCATCTATTTCATCCTCATTAATAAATTTTACTGATAGTAATTGTTCATTGAACAAATTTCCATTCTCATCATACATCTCTGGGTGGTATGCTACCTCATCTCTGGACCACATGTAATCATGTGCAAAATCCTTTGCCGTCCAACCAACAATGACACCGACACACATGAACAAAAATGATAATGTAGCCGAGAAAAAAAGAATCGTAGTATCTGTCATGGTACTTCTCCAGTTATGATGGTGGTGTATTCTTCTCCCATCTCAGATCGATATTAAAATACCAATTGCGTCTGAACAGAGAGAATGCTTTCTTAAAACCAAACCCAGTCTTAGGTAAGGGATCTTTATTTTTCCTCCTAAGCATTAACTCTATGCCTTTATTTATGGACAGTTCTGGATGGTCATTTTTCTTTTCCACTTATCAGTCCTTTTTTTAATAGAACTTTAGCAGTCTCGACTAGACCACCAATAGGTTCACCATCCATTATAACATAGGGATATCCTTTGGCATCAGGATACTTTTCTGCAAAAGCATCACGTTCTCTGTCACCAATCTTAATTTCATTGAAAGATAACTTAGCTCTGTTCATGAGAAGTTTCATCTGTTCACAATAGAAACAACCTTCAGTTGAATACACTGTGATACTTGTTCCAAAGACTCTTTCCTCTGGTTCTAAATTTCCATGCATAAAAAATGGGAGGGTTTAACTCCTCCCATTGTATCAGATTGTCAGTTGCGTGTCAACCAACAGCAGGTGCCACTAGTGCAATTGGCAGTCCGTCATTAGGAACTGCTGCCAAGTCTAGTGGGAAGTTGTGAGCGTTACGCTCATGCATAACTTCCATACCTAAGTTTGCTCTGTTAAGAACGTCTGCCCATGTAGGAACAACCTTACCGTTTGCCGATACAATCGACTGGTTGAAGTTGAATCCGTTCAGGTTGAATGCCATCGTGCATATACCCATAGAGGTAAGCCAGATACAAACAACTGGGAAGGTTGCAAGGAAGAAGTGA